GGGCGGATTCTTTTGAAGTTAATCCGACCACGATGGGTGCAATACTGGGAGCTATATCAGGAGGATTAGATAAGGCAATTAAAGTTGTAAATATCCCGTCTAAGAAAATTGATTCAATTGAATTTACAAATACTAGCAACGATCAATATGCTAAATTTACTAAAAATATTGCAGCAATGATTGGCGGAGGTGGAGCAAGTTTGTTTTCAACGAATAAACCAACGACTGTTGAAAATAATATCGCTCTAAGCATTGATGAAAATTTAATGAACTCAATCTATCCACAATTTGAAGCATTTTTAAACCATCAGTTATCGCTAATTACTAAAAAGTTTATATTTAAAATAAAATTTAGTGGCTCGAACACTTATTTAAATCGAGAATTTCGAAGAAAAGAAGCTTTTGAATCGGGAGACAAAGGCATTGTAAGTATTAACAAAATTGCAAACGCTCTTGATATGGATATTTTCGAAATGGAAGATGAACTTGACTTAACTGAGAGCTTAGAATTTGCTGATCGACTAAGACCACTACTGTCTGCTTATAACATATCGAAAGACGAAGCGGCTAAAGATACCGGAGCTCCAAGGAAGTCTGATTCAGAATTGTCAGACTCTGGGCAAGAAACAAGAGAGAATGGTGGCAATATAAGTAAGGGTGGAAAAATTTAAAAGGAGAGAAATGAAATTCAATATTAGAGATGTAACAAACACAAAACTATTTGTTGTCGTTTTGGAATAGGAGGAATTATGCTAATAGAAAATGAATTAAATATGCTGTTGAATGATATTGTTGGTAAATCTTTTGAAATTAATCGAAGACTTGATAGGATTAAATCCGTAGTAATCGTTGATTTTAAGCTTATAAATACGTCACGAATGTTGCACGCACTGTCACATGAATATCCAGTTATATTTGGAGATAAAATAGCGGAATATCAAGAGAAGAGTGGATGCATCCCTATTTATCCTATGACCCCAATAGGAAATGAAAACTATATGAGTATTTCTGAATGTCTTGCAGTATATTTGCAAGATTTATTTGATTATAGAGATTTAATAGAAATAACTATAGATAAAGCAATAGAACTTAAAGATCAGACGACTAAGAAGATACTATCAGAAATTCTTTATGGACTAATTGATTATATTTCGCAAGCACAAGATTTAGTCGATATCTTTTTAAAATGCCAAAATCCTATTGATGAATTGTTATTAGATGCTAATATTAATTCATTCGTGGGTGAGTAGTATGTTTATACTTAATGATTTTGATACTAAGATTGTTTTTACAAATAACATTCTTGGAAAATATTTGGTAAAAAATGGATTCCCACTACTTAAAAAAAGAGGAAATTTAATGGGGTTTTCAAAAACAAAAGCACTAGATGAAACAATAAACAACCTCCCTGTTCATATAAGATTACTAGGGAGGATAATAACATGATTGAAGTTCTAAAATTCACCGATAATTTCAGTGTAGAAAAAATACTTGATGATACAACGGCTTTGTTAAAAATCAAAGTATGTTCATCTGGTAATAATGCCCACGAATTATTTATAGAAGATGAAGCGTTTTATGATGCTACAAATTCTATTTTAGGAAAACCAATTGTGGCAAAATATAACAAGTGGACACAAGATGTAATGGGTCATGAAGAAGAAGAAATGCCCATTGGGTTTTTTCTTCCAAATCAAGAACCTAACTATGTGAAAGAAGACGACGGGTCAATTAGCCTCGTCGTTTTTGCTATTTTGTGGAAAGCTTATTTTCCAGAAATGTTTAATCTCTTCTTAGAAAAAAAGGAAAATGGAGATGATCCGCTAAAAAAAGTATCAATGGAAATTTATATAAATGAAATTGAGAAAGATGAAAACAATCAAACACACATTAAAAAGTTTAGGTACAAAGGCGTTACCATGCTCGGTGATGAATATACTCCTGCTTGTGAACTTGCTCATGCTGAAATGGTCACATTTGAACAACGAGCCCAAAAAGCAGAATTCTTATTTAGCAAGGAAATGGTTAGAAAAAATAAACTAAGAATGAAAAAAGAAGGAGATGATATTAAATTGAGTCAAAAAAAAGTAGGCGAAAAAATCGTTGAAGAAAAAGAAGTCAAAATGGAAACTCCAATAAAAAATGAAAAAGTAACAATGGAAGCACCTGTTATTGACGAACCAAAAGACGAAAAACCAGAAGTGGAAAAACCAGAAGTGGACGAACCAAAAGAGGAAAAACAAGAAGAAAAGATGACTTGCGAATCTGATATGTCAACAGAGGAAAAAGTTGATTACAAAGAAAAATTTGAAGCTCTTGAAAAAGAATTTTCAAATCTTAAAGGCGAATTTGCAGTTATGAAAACCGAAAACGAATCTTTAAAGAGTGAGAAAGCAAACTTTGAAGCTAAAATCGCAGAAACGGCTGAAGCTGAAAAGAAATTCACAATCGAACAAACTCTTGCTCGTTTTGAATCAAGACTTACCAAAGAACAGATTAATGATTTTAAAGAACGGTCAAAAGAAGTGTCACCAATTAATACCAATGCATTTTTAAATGAAATTAAAGCATTTGTTGCTGATTCGATTGACTTAGGTAAAGAAAAAGATTTTGAAAACAAGATGGATATTTTAAACGCGAATGATGAACAAAATAAAGAAGAAAACCAGTTTAGCTGGTAATAGGACTATATCAATAGCCTCTAATAATATAGAAATATATACAATGGTGGGCAAATATCTGTTGTATATAAGCTATTGATAAGGTTTCGAGCCTCAGTGAGTGCTTTTAATAAAAGTTATCTGCACGATGAACTACGAAATAAAGGAGACAACTTAGTGTATACGGTTTATATGCATATAAATAAATTAAATCGGAAAAAATATATTGGCATTACAAAAAACGATGTTAATAAAAGATGGGGGAATGGTTTAAATTATAAAAATTGTGTAGCTTTTCATAATGCCATACAAAAACACGGTTGGAATAATTTTGAACACGTAATTATAGGAAATAAATTATCAAAAGAGGATGCTGAAAATTTAGAAATTGAATTAATTTATAACCATAATTCAACAAATAGTAAATATGGATACAACATTCAATATGGAGGTAGCTCCATTGGAAAACACTCAGAAGAAACAAAGAAAAAGATATCTGATTCTGAAAGTGGCGAAAAACATTGGAATTATGGTAAACATTTTAGTGAAGAATCTAAGAATAAAATGCGTATTGCTAAAAAAGATTATATTGGAGAGAAACACAACAGCAGTAGAAAAGTAATATGTATTGAAACAGGCATAACTTATATAAATCTTAGGGAAGCTGAAGATATGACAGGTGTGATATATACAAGTATTTCTAAATGTTGTTCCGGTAAATTGAAAAAAGCAGGCGGATATACTTGGAAGATTGTAACTTGATACGGCAAATAAACGTATTGATTGGGATATTGATAAATCACATTCAAATGATGCAATCGTGATAACTGGGTTAAAACCAGACAGTTGTGCTATCAAAGAGTGGACTATTAAACCAATGAGAAGACAATCTAAAGCTAAAACTGACAATGTTTTAGGAATTAAACATAGAGATTTAGTTTCTTATACTTATAAAAATGGAGAAATGCATACTGGATACGTAACAGCATTATATCCATATCTAAATGCATTAAATTTTCAATCAGCAACAAAAAAATGTAGTAAAGTAAATGCTAAAAAAATGTAATTTGCTTTGGAAGTACAATAAAATCTATTGGCTGGAATATGCATGATTAATTACAATCGCAAACATCTTCCCACGTTTTCAATAAGGAATATGTTGTTTTGTTTACAAAAATAATCAATAAGATGCGAAAAAAGATCAACCAAATACCTTAAATATGAGCAGAGATGTTTGAGTAGAAAATTTAAAAATAAAATTAAAAAGGAGCGCTACTAATTCTGCAAAAAATCATAGGCAAATATATCTACGATTATAGTAGCAAGAAATAAATAATGGCTAACTCAGTAATGTTTCCAATCAAAACATCTGCACAATTCGATGGATCTAAAATCGAGGCGTTTACACATACCGCAGATATCGACAATGGTACAGTGTTCGTAAAAGGTGCTTTATCAACTGTAGCAGACGAATCAGAAGTATTTACTCTTTCACTTCCTTCTGCTGGCACAGGATTAACAAATTTATACATGGCATTTACTTCACCTCTCAACATGGTTGTCGGTGCAGATGGTAATGAATATCGAATGGGAGATTTAAACCCTAAGAATTTTACAAACTATGATGGTTATGTGTTCAATGGCTTTAGATTAACAGTTGGGGATCGAATTAAGATTACTGCTGATGGTTTAGGTGGAACTATGGGCACAAATACTTATGTAGTAGCAACTGCAGGGACAGGTAAACTAACATGGGCATCTGCCGCTGTATCTGGTGTATCTTTAAAATTAGTAAAAACAGACTTCTTCCCTATTCCTGAAGGTGGCATTGGTTCTCAAAGAACTGTTGCTTATGTTTTTGAAGTAGTGGCGGTAGCATAATGGGAGAAATGATGAAAAATAATATTTTAGTAAACTTTACGGCTGGTGTTGAAAAACGAATTGAAGGTTATGAAAAAGCTAAATCATACATGGAAAAATTTAGTGCTAATGAATGTACTACAAAAATGCATGAAGAAATGTTCGCATTCTTTTCAAAAGAAGTTGAATTAATTTCAAACGTAAAATTAGATGGCGTAATGCCTGTTGCTACTTATTGTAATTTAAGTACAGTAAAAGAAGCAGCCTTTGCTGTTTTAACTATGATGACACAACCTATCGTTATTGATGCAACTATTAGAAATTTTGCAGCAATCGCAGATATTAGAAATGGAGATTTTGGAGATTCTTTCTCTTTTGACTTAACTGCTCGTGATTTATTTGTTGTTTCTAAGGGTGCTCGTTCTCAAAAGACTCATGAAATTCAAACTCAGTTTGATGGAACAAAAACACTTATTCCTGAATTTAGAACAATCAGTGTAGGTATTCCTTTGTTTGATATCTATATGGGTAAGAAAAATCTTGCTCAATATATGTCAAAAGCAATTCGTTCATTGAATGCAAATATGTCTTATGATATTTATGATGCTTTCCAAGCCGCTATGGCTAACTTGCCTACTACTGGCGATGCTAAACTTCGAGTTGTTGGTTATTCTCAAGATTCATTACTTGAATTAGGTCAGGTTATCGAAGCGTGGGATCAAACTCCTGTTATCATGGGAACAAAATTAGCTTTGTCTAAAATTCTTCCTGCTTCAACAAATTACCGTTTTGATCTTGATAGTGAATATGTAAAATATGGTCATTTAAGAGATTTCTTTGGTTTTGATATTATAGAAATTCCACAAGTTGCTGACTATAGAACTGAATTTGCAACAAAAATCAACAATGATGAATTATACTTAATTTGTCCTTCATCTGATAAACTTGTAAAAGTTTGCTTAGAAGGAACGATTTTAAGTAACATCACTGATAGCACAGAAAACTTAATCACAGCTGGTGATTTATCTATGTCTTATGCAGTTGGTGTTATCACTAATGCATTAGCTGGAATGATTGAATTAACTTATTAGAGACTCATAAGAAGGGGTAAAACCCTTCTTTTTTAAAATCGAATAACATGAATAAAAGGAGAAAATAATGGCGGTAGCAAAAAAAGAAACAGTAAAAAAAACAACTAAAGAGTCAACATCGGAAGAATTATTCAAAAAGCAAGCACAAGAACTACAAGAGTTAAAAGAACAAATGGCACTCATGATGAAAGTTCAAAACAACCCAGTTCCGCAAAAGGAATTTATTGATGTGGAGCGAGATGTGTTTGTTGTATCATTAGTTCGAGGACGTTTGAACTTGGCTACAAAAGGTGACGGTGCAGGATTTATTTATAAATTTGAACATTTTGGGGAAGAAACCCCAGTAAAATACTCTGACTTAAAACTCATTGTTCAAAATAATAGAAAAATGTTAAATAAGGGAAGATTTTATATTTATGACGAAGATTTCATTAAACAACAGAGATTAAAACAAACTTTTGACAAAATTCTTTCCAAAGAAGAAATGGAAAAATTATACTCTGCAAAGAAAGAAGTTTTCATCAAAGCTTTTAATAAAATGATTCCTGCTCAACAAGGAATGTTCACTGCTTTGTTAATTGATGCTCTTCGTGAAGGAAATGACATTGATGCAAATATTGTACAGGTCGTTTCCGAAAAAATTGATAGAAATATCTATGATATGGTAAAAGAAAGCAAACTTTACGCAACTTTGAAAGGGGAATAGTATGAGTACGCCCTATTCTGATGTCATAAATGCTTCGACAATAAAATTTCAAGACTATAAACTAGACAAAAGAAAAGAAGAAAATGAAGCAAATTGGACTCTAAGGATGGAAGCATTCCTACTAAATGGACTCCCTTTGTTTCGAAATTGCAAAAAATCACTATCGGACAGAGATGAAGTTTTGGCTCAATTCAATGAAACATTGAATTATGATGAAATCGACATTTTATCCGACTGTATTGTCATAAAATGGATGGAAAGAGACTTAAACAATACGTTAAAACTTAATTCAATGATTCAAGATAAAAACTCCGCAAAACGAGTAAATGAACCAGCGATGATTTCAGCTGAAAGATTATTAATATCTCAAAAAATGGAAGAATTAAACAGAAAAATATCCGACTACGGATTTTCAGACTATCTTGCGGGGGTGACTTCGTGAGTAAAAATAAAGAATATTACGTTGGTCTTAGCGATAGATGTTGGAAACTCTTACCAATTTTTGAAGGAATTAATACTCGAAAGGTTAAAGTTTTTAGCGATAGCGAAGCACTTCAAAACTTTGAAACTAATTTAAACTGTCTTTTAATTGAAGTTAAAGGTGCTGTTACAAATTATGGCACGAATAATTATTGCGAGCAGATTATAAATTTATTAACTGGCTTGCAACAAGGAGAAGACAGGAGTCATAAAACAATAAAAAATGTTGTACGTAAAACCGTCAATTTATGTAAAAGGGCAAGTGAAATTTAATGGATTACAAAAAATATTCTGATGCGTTCTTTGAATATATACCACCAAAAGACGAACTTCGTTCACGGTTTGACGAATCGTTTGAGGATTGGATTGATAACGCACCAAATGTTTTCGATGATATTCAGTACGAGGCAACATATGGAGAACGCGATTTTGAGTATATAAAAGGTCGTGTAGATTCAGTAATAAATCCCACCACTGGTCAAAAATTAGGGGACGATTTTAAGAATTTTATTTTTTCGAATTCATCCAGCCCCGTGTTTACAGGAAAATTATTTAAGTGGAAAGAAAATTATTGGATTGCAGTAAATGCAAATACTTATGAATCAGTTAGTAACAATTGCGTGGTAAGAAGATGTAACAATATGTTGAAATGGATTGACAAAACAGGATCTATTATTTCAGAGCCTTGCATAATGATCGAGACAGTCAAACAATCTAATGACTACACTGGAGATAAATTAACCACAGTATCAGGATTTACAGGATTGTTTTGTCAAAGAAACGCCAATACTAACATGATTGTGTCTAATCAGCGTTTTTTGTTTGGGACAAAAGGGAATAGAAAAGCATTTAAGATTTTTGGAGATGGCATAAAAAACTTTCTAAATTCAGAAACAGAAAATGATAATTCTCCTTCGGTCACAGAGTTGACTATCGGAGGAGCTTTTGTTTATCCAGATATTGATGATTTAGAGAACGGAATTGCAAACCGATTCTTAGATAATTTTACATTAAAGATTAATGATGTTGATTTTACAGATTTAGTGGGAGTTGAAAAACAATTAGAAGCAATCGTCAAGAAAGAAGATATTGTCATGGAATCTCCTTTAACGTGGAATTCAAGTGATAATAAAGTAGTTTTTGTCGATGATTATGGAAACATTAAATTGTTAAAAAGTGGCGAAGCTTATATTACTTGTGGATTAGAGAATAACGATATTGTTTCAGACAGTATTAAAATCACAGTAGCATTATCAAAGGCTGATTGTTATGAAGTAATGGTTGATCCAGATATTGATGGAATAAAAGAAGGAAATCGACAATTATTTACAGTCAATCTATATAAAAATGACATCAAACAAGAAGATTCATTTATTTTTACGGAAGTAAGTGACATTCCTTCAAATAATTATTCATTTACAATAGTTGACGATAATTCTTTTATTGTCGAAAATAAAAAAGCTTACTTTGTTGATCCCATATCAATAGAATGTGTTTCTGGCGAGTATTCACGAACGGTCGTTATTGATTTAAAGGGAGGTTGGTAATATGGCAGATAGATCATTTTTTGATTCATATCCCCAATTTTCTAATGAGATATTAAAGATACTAATGGAGTCAAAAGACGCAGAAATTATTTGGAAAATTTTAAAATATAATACAAATAATCCTTACAGTAGTAGTATTCCAAATTTAACTAAGGATGAAAAGGCTAGTCTCATCTATGATGGAAGTGAAATTGGTACAGATTTTAGAGTATTTTTAGATCAAGGTATGGAAGATAGTGTTTCAGACATTATGACGCTAATTAGGGTTTATCCCCTCGCCATACTTCCTGAAAATTACGCTAACGGGTTAGCTTCTATTAATTTTGAAGTATATTCTCATTTTAAGACAAATACAATGATTAATGTTCAAACAAAGATAGACACAGTTATACAGGCACTAATCAAGAGTTTAAATGGAAAACCAATTGGGGGAGTTGGAAATCTATTTTTTAATGCAGGAAGAAGTAGGTATGACAAAGTAGTTGCAATTGGTAGCTCTCCTTACAAAGGAAAATGCCTAACTATGTCAACGAATATTTCATGGTGAGTATTGATCAATATCTAACCTATGATAAACCAGTCCCTTATAAAAATTTTTTAATCAATCCTGTTTGTATGAAAGACTATATTAGTTTTCACGAATGTATTAATTGTGCTTTATTAGATAAAAATAGTGTTCCAGATGTTGAAGTTATTTCGATGGGATATTTAACTTATATTATTAATCTCGGATTTGATTTTCCTATTTTGATTACACAACTTATTGATCTTTTAAAAATGGTGATAAGTGTAAAAGTAATTAAAGAAGATGGAACAGTAGTCTTTGAAAAATTAACGGATGTCGAAGATATTAAATTAAATAAAAACGATCTTACTTGTTTACTAATTAAGGGAGAAAAGATGGCATCGGAAGATTTCGATATTGTAAAGGATATTGTTTTTATACAAAATAAAATTGAAGCAATTGATGAGTCTATCTCAAAAGAAGTTAGAGACGAGTTATTTAAAGCGGAACAATTCAAACAAAGACAAAATGAAAATAAAATAGGATCTCTTGAAGATCAATTAGTGGCAGTCGTTATGAAAACAGGACTGTCTTTTGACTATCTTTACGGATTAACTATTCGAAAATTCACTAAAATATTGGAACGAGCAGATTATGAACTGCATTACATTATTTATATGAATGCTTTTTATGCAGGAAATATAAAAATGGAAAATGGGAAAGCGCCTAAACATTGGTTGTCTGACCTAGAAGAAAAAGATAAACATAAAAATACAAAACTCGCAATGGATGCAATACGAAGTAAGTTGGGAGACAAGACTTAATTGTAAATCCTGAGCAGTTACAAAATTTTAAATAAAATAAAAAGGGGAAATATGAAAAAATTTTTAGTTAGTGTAGCCAACGTGCGTGGTTATACTCAAGATGATCAATTACTTTTTGAGGGTACAACTGAATTAGATTCAAGTATTGAAACATCCTTAGCTAGTACGGATGTTCGTGGAGGACAAGGTAATCAGCTACAATACATTTTTTATCACACAGCTGAATTAAAAGCAACAATTACAGAAGCACAGTTTTCATTAGAATACATTGCATTAAACGTTGGGTCAAGTATTAATACTGGTGCTGACATGTACACTGAAGAAACAGTAACATTGGTTGCTGGAGCAGGATCGGTAGTAGGAACTCCTATTACAACAAACGATACTGCAATTTATGGATGGGTATCATTCCCTGATGGAACAACCGAGCGAGTTACTTTTTCAGGTAAATTATTTACTACTGCTCAAACTTCATCTGCGGAAGATGTTTGTGTTCGTTATTATAACAATAGTTCTAGCGCAAGAGAACTTAAAATTGCTGCAAATATGATTCCATCGACTGTTAAATTAGTTATGGAAGCTTCTTTATGTAGTTCTGACCAAACAACTAATAAAATCGGTACTGTTCAGATTATTATTCCAAAAGCAAGTATGACTGGAGCGTTCACTTTAAGTATGACTCCTGATTCAGTTGCTTCTACTCCACTTTCCGTTCGTGCGTTAGCATATAACGAAACTGGTGGTGGATGTTCTGGTTCTGAACCACTGTATGCTCGAATTATCGAACAAATTGATGGCGTAAACTGGTATGACGAGGTAACAAGTCTTGCAGTTGTTGATGGGAATTTCGTTTTAGCAGATTCAGCTACGAAATTACTTCAAATTAAAGCAATTTCTTCTAATTCCGTATTTGCTCCTCCTGTTGCAGACCTTACATTTGCAGGGACAGGTGTTGTTGTTTCAGATGTTGGATTAGTTACGGGAGCGACTGGCGGAGGTACTGTTTTAATTACTGTTACCGACAAACCAGAAGTAGAATTAACAATTACGGTAGCTGACGCTTAAAAATGAATTATTGTTTATTTTCAACTTATGTAAACAACATTATGGAACAATACCTTCGATGCAATAAGATGAACTCACCTTGTGCTTATCAGAGGTATTGCGTTCCTAAAGGCAGAGTAATTCACACTGAAACAGTTGAAAAATGCCCATACTACTCAATAGGAGAAAAAAATGAATAAAGAAGAAATTGAACCAATTGAAGAACCAGTTGTTAAAATTGAACCAATTGAAGAACCAATTGTTAAAATTGAACCAAAATTTAAAAAAGAAACTAAGAAAAAATTTGATGTTGTTTTAGTGACAAATACTTCTATTATATACAAAGATAAAGAAAGTTTAAGTTTTTGTCCTATAAAAGGGCATGAGAATATAAAAATTGGGGATATTTTAAAAATATAATATTATCTGAGAGTAGAGAAATCTACTCTCTTTTAGATTAATTTGTAAAACTACGAAGAACTATCTAAATTAAATGAATAATATGAATAAAAGGGAGAACTATGAAAGTAAATTTAAAAAAATCTAAACTGTTAAAAAAAGAATATAATGGCCAAAAATTTAAGATTGATCGCTATATTTCTTTGGGAATGAAAGAAGCAATTCTCACAAGCGCTTACAATGAGTATTTAAAAAGAGTTGAAGAGTCGGGTGGGCTAATTGAAGCAATCGTTGGCGTTGATGCTGATATTCAAATGATGGTAGTCGGAGCATGCGTTAAAGATTTAGAATTTGACAAAGGAGTAATTTACGAAGATTTATTAAATAGTGGATTTTTGTATTTTGTATTAGATGAAATTGTAAATTATAAAGATATTAGAGATTCTGCACATGATTTAATTCGATTGTTTGTAATTTCTGAACGAATTCCTGACATTGAACAAATGTCAAATATAGTTCCCTCAGAAAAAAATAAGATGACAAAAGAAGTAGCGGAAGTAATGACTGAAATGGTCAAAAATATAGCATAAATAACTGGCAGCGATTATTTTCGTTGCCTTTTTTTTAGTGAATAAAATAAAGATTTCATTCAAAAAAATAGACTCAAGAATGGCATAAGAGAGCCATTTGAAGAAAAGAGATAATATGAAAAAAGTAATTGGATTAGATATGTCAACAACAAGTACAGGATGGTGCTTATTTTACGATAAAGAGCTTGAAACCTATGGTTGTCTAAAAGAAACTGAAAAAGATATGTCAATTCGACTTATCAATATGAGAAATCAAATTAAAGAAGTGCTGAATAAGAATATGCCAGATGTAGTAATTATTGAAGAAATTCCAATATCAAGTAAGTCTAATCTTAACGTTGGGAAAAGTCTTTGTGTCCTACAAGGTTTGATTTTAGGAGTATGTGCAGACTTAAATATTCCTTATATTATGACAGCTCCTTCAAAATGGAGAGCAAAGGTAGGGATACTAAAATCAATTTATACATGCGATAAGTGCGGTCATACTTTCGAAGCAAAATCTGGGTTAAAACATCTCATTTGTGCCGAGTGTGGAAATGTAAGCTTCTCTCGATTTAAGAAAACGCCACTCAATAAGAGACAACAGTTGAAAAAAAGAGCCATTGAGATGGTCAATGAATTATACGATCTTGACTTATTATTCCACAATTCAAAAAATAGCAATCAAGATGACGAGGCTGAGTCAATCCTTTTCGAACGAAGTGAAATTTT